TTGTGTACGGATATCAGACTCAGACATACCATAGCACTTAGATTCAAATTCAGTCATTTCAGTTCCTTTTATCGATTCAATACATGTATTATAAGCCCAAATCCAATTATTGTCAAATTTTGGATGCAAAAAAGCCCCGACTAGCAGGGCTGTTGTTTGAATACAACAGTATTACTTTTTAGACTGTGTACTTTGATTAACAAATTCGTACATCTTTCCAGCAGTCTCTAGGATCTTTTCAAGTCCTGGGAACTGTGGCATTTCAACTGTAGATACAAGTTGACCTGTTTTTTCGTCACGCTTGGCGCTCATTTCCCAACCATGAAATTTCATAGAATATTCTGATTGAACCATGTCTTTAGCCATAGCTAAGATATCTGTTCTGAGTTCATAACCATTCTTGTTGAATTTTACTTCGGGTAGTTTTGGTGTAAAGTCTGTCATTTTATTTTCCTTAAAAAGTGTATGTGTGTTTATTGTATTTTGTGTTGACTGGAATGTCAACGGGTTTTGGTAATGTGCCATGATTAACCCATTCCCAATCTTCATCGGTCATCGGTTGCCATTGATTCATTTTAGTTTACTCGCTTTGTATTTTTTAAAAGATTGAATGGCTTCAAGTATACTACGAAAAAATTCTTTCATAGAAATCTCCAATCTGATTGTTTGCGATGAAATTCGTATGTCAAACGATCTATGTCGCCCACATCTTGTGGGTTTCTGCCTACTATGTATTTTTCTAGTGCTGTTCCGTAGGTGTCTGTAGAGAAACCTAGGAACGCTATTAGCATTCCTAAAAGTTTCATGATTACTTAGCCTTCTTTTGATTGAAAGCTGGAACCATTGCTTTGTACTGGTCAGCTAATTGTGTATAAAAATCTTTGCTTGTGAAAATCATACCCAAAGCCATAGCTGATTGCATTCCTGCATCTGCGGCTGATTTAGTATATTTTGCTTGTGCATCAACGAATGAATTCATTGCATTTTTGATGCCTTCGTGTTGAACTGTTTGTTCTACGAATTTCTTTTTGAAGTCTGAAACGCCGTCAATAAAGGCGTAAGTTGCTGTGTTAAACATGTTTATCTCCTATGTGTGTGTTTAAGTGTTGAGTTTTTAAGTAGAACTCTAACTACTTTATTTATGCCTTATTATAGCACGTTTCTCGAAATTTTTGTAGAGCTTGCTCTCTAATCTCAGCCAGTCGTTTAGTGATATGATCGGGTAATTCTGTATCATTATCCCAAAGATTCTTTGCTTTAATTAGTTTAGGTCTACCATAACTACGATGAAGATCAAACTCCTCACCGTAGTCATCATCGTTATAGTCTACTTCACTTAGCGGCTGGCTTTGCGTCTGCTTTTGGAGCAGGTGCTGTTGCAGCCTTTTTGTCCTGGCCAGGGCTTTTAGTGGCATCTGCTTTGGGAGCAGCCTTAGCATCCTCCTTCTTCTTAGCCAACTTCATTTCAGTCTTTGGTGCTTCAGCTTTTGCAGGAGCTGCCGGAGCAGGAGCCGCTGCCGGTGCTGTTTTACCAATATTCTCTGGTTGCTTGGCAGCTTGTGCGAAAGCGGTAGCGATACCGAAAGAGGCGATAAGAGCGATTGCGATATTTTTCATGTTAGGTTTCCTTTAAGTTTATGAAATCGTAGATTTTTGTGTCTACATATATATAACGCGGTAGCCTGTTGTTTCGTTGACGAGTTCTTTCCCATTTTAATAAATACTACATGTTATACATATCTTATCAAGGAATCTACGACGGGCAAAACTACGAAAAAGCCAACACTCCCAATCAAATTGGAACGGCGTTTAATAATGGGTTTTCTTGTATGGTAGATGTGTGGAGAGTCAACAACAAACTACATGTAGGAACTGCAAATGATCTGATAGAAGTCAGTGACGCCTACTTGCAAGGTAATAGATTTTGGATTAATTGTCAGGATCAAGCTACATATAACTGGTTTACAACACAATCAATTAATCTGTATCCTAACTATTTTATCTTTGGGGCATCTACTCCACCTCCACCATATGCTACTGCAAGCAACGGTAAACTAATCACACCAGGAACTGTTCCTATTAATAATAACAGTGTGATATTTTTACCCGAGATTCAAGATAGAGGTATGTTCAGTACAGTAAAACTAAGATGTTATGGGGTGTGTAGCACTTACTTGACTTTCATAAAACGAATGCGTAATGAAGGTCACTGGTATTAAGTTATCTTTTTATTTTTACTGATGCTAGATAATCTTGTAAGTTTCCATATAGACCTAGCATCATTGCTGTTTTACTATCAAAGATTCTTATATAGAACGATTTGGTCTTTTCTTTTTGATTCACGCCTATGTAGTATGGGCATTTTATTTTCTTGTTTAGTTCCATCACAAAGTTGTGATAGCTTTGCCCATCTTGCTTAAACTCATAGTCATAGAATTCTATTTCTGCTAATTGAAAGGCAGTTAAGCCTGCTTCGGTCAAACGCAGGCCTTCTTGTCTGCCAGTTTGCCACCATTTGAAAACTACATCTTCAATTGGTAGCTCGTGGTATATTCTATGTGATTTTGGAATCTCAGATAATACAGCTTCAGTTATTTTCTGCTTAGTTGACTTGTTGGTCATCGGGGTACACCACACTACCCGAGTTCATAAACACTACGGTAAACTTATCAGTTTTAAATTGTGAGTTTAATTTACGACATAAATTACGTGCATGTCCCGGATTACTAAAACTTGTTTTTTTGTACTTTGGCGTAGCTAAATTATCTAGGTAATGCTGTGACTTTAGGTTAATAGATTGTCCGTCGTAAAACACAGCCCAAATGCCAGCAGCCTCGACTACTTGGTCGCATTTATATGTTTTCTTGTCTACTAGTTCTAGTAAGACTTTGGGTTGTGATCTACTCATTTAAAACTTCCGCCTTTAATTTCTACCTTAATGATAGGTTCTTCATCAGGTTTTTTCTCGCTGTTCATCTGGTATTGGTCTACAAGGATTTTAGCCAATTCATCACGTAGTCCACGTGCTTCAATTATTGGCATAACAAAGTCTTTACCTTGTTTACTTTCTATCATAGAAACCCTATCTATAAACCTTTTGATGTTTATCATAGACTATTTATCATGTTTTCTGCTTCGTTTTCAGTTTTAAAAGGACCGTAATACGTATATCGCTGAACAAAGATATATTTTGGACATAATATTGTTTCAAAAGTGCCATTTTGATTGATAGCGAACCAACCAGATGCATAGTAACACTTGCTTTTAACAGTTTTGGTATACAAATGCAACCTACGTTTAATATCTAGCATAGAGTTATATACTTTACCGCTAGTTGGATAATTTGCAAAAGGCAGTTCTGTTTTAGTTCTATTTGTTTTCAATGGTTGAAATTGAATTCTAGTACTACGTTTTAGTTCATTGGTGTTTTGAAAATGCTTACTAACACCGTTGATCTTTAAATTAAATCCAGACCCCTCAGCAATTACGTTACCGACTTTTTGTTGACCATCTGTCACTATCCAAAACTGGTCTTTGATAATAGGTTTTGCAATTAAATCATTCATTTGTGTGTGTTCCATTCTCATATATATGCCATTTGTTTTCTTCATGATTCCAATGTCTAGTGTCACGTAATGCAAGACGCATTTCGTATCCAAGTATATTAAGGTTGAATTCAGGACCAGCGTGATCACTTCCAAACCAATTTAAATCAACGTGAAATTCAAATAGGCGATATCTGTAATTAAAGAATCCAATCTCAAAAACTTTATTCTTTGTAATCATCCATTCACCTTGATAAAGATTACGCCACTCAGAATGCTTGAATGGGTTCTTAATACTAAGTCTAAAATCAATCATTTTTTACCTTTCTTCTTTTTAGGATTCATGTGTGGTGCAATATTGTTATCAAATATATGAGCCATTGTTTGCCACAATCCTTTTCGTTCAAATTCTGTCATGCCTGCCACCCATGGTGCATCGTCATCACTGCGGTTTAACCCATAGTCATGCCGATACGTGTAACACATTGACGTTATTATCTCTTCCCTTGTTTTCATTTATTTTCTTTAGTCAACTCACATACTAACAAGAAATGTTCGTATGCTTTTTTGACAGTGGGATTTTCCATCAAATTGGTTGCCTCTTCCATCATAGCATTTACGCCTGCCTCTGCACAATCACGAATAGACAATCCATTTAGTGTAGCAAGTTCATTACCTAATTCTTTAGCTAACTTCTCCCATGCTTTCTTTTGCCCAGGAGTGATAAGTGTTCGTTGGGGCCGTAGTTCGCTTGCTTTACTGATAGCTTTGCATATCGCATCTTCGGCAACACGCCCTGCGGCAATCATAGCCGCATAGTTAGGATCGATATTGAACCTACGACTAGTGCCTCCGGGATAAACCATAACCAAATGAGTGCCCTTTGAAAAGCTATCCATAAGTTCGTTATCATATTCTGCAACTGGAACATATTTGTGTCCTTCTTTAATGTAATAAATCTTTTTCATTGCTCTAATACTTCCCAAATCAATTCTTTGATTTTTACGTATGCTACTGGTTTTACCCAGCCTCTGTCAATACAATTGGCTAAAATCAACTTGTACTCATATGGACATTGGTTTGAAATTTCTAAACCTGCACGTGGTACTATTTTGATACCATCAGTCATGTAAAAGTGTTCATCGTCCCGTTGAATTTCTTTGAAACGATTTTCCATTGCAGTGAAATTAGTGTTCATTAAGTTGTCCTGTATATGGTGTGTTAAGCCACTTACTGAAAGCCTCAACATTTTGTGAGATTTTTTCAAGATTATGCTTCCCACAAAAGCGCATGAAATGTACTCCCACTTGCGGAGTAGTAGTTACTCTGACAGATTCTCGAATACGTTGGTCGAACTTTTGTTTCATGTCCTCGGGTTGAGCAGTAAGATCAATAAGCATACGGTTGCGATTGTATGCGTCACGTACACACACCTCGACACCATTGTGGTCGATCCACTTTTGCAACATGAAGTTGTTCCATTTAAAGCCTTGCTTGTCACGATCATCAAATGCTTCACGAATGCCTACACGATTCTTAGAACCTTTTTCGGGTGCTCGGGGGTACGCAGTGAATACGTTGTCGCCCGCATCACCCCGAATGATCTTCTTGAATAGCAGATATTCGGGGGTGTCTTCGAGAAGTTTGGGTTCTTTAGTTTTCTTGTCAATTACTGGCTTACCTGAATCTTTGAAATATCCATTGAGGGTAATAAGTTCATTTGTGACACCATTGTATTGTAGCACGTTCTGATTAATAAGCTGAACATAATCGGAATCAGTAGAAATAATATAATGTGTATCATCAGGATGTAAGTGAATGAATCGTGCAATCAAGTCATCAGCCTCGGCCTGTTCATGACGTAATACGCTACAGTTAGTTTTTTCCTTAAGAAAAGTTGTGAAAGTTTCGTAAGTAGACCAGAACATGGCATTTTCATCTACCTCATCCTGAGTCTGAGAAAGACTATCAACAATTCTATTCTTTTTGTAGGGTTCATACAAGTCCTTACGGAAGCTACGACCCTCTAACATAAACACTACATGATCAATTTTATGATTACGAACCACTTGATTGACTGATGCGAGGGTAAGATGAAGTGCGAAAGCCGCTTTTTCTTCCGGATCACTATTGCGTGATGCAACGTGACGGGCACGAAAGAAAGTGTTGGCAGTATCGATGAGTGCGTATTTCATGTGTAGGGACTGTATGTATTTAGTTAAGTAACGCTAAGTATACTACTATTTTCATTTAATGTCAAGCAACATCTTCCAAATACTTATCCGGAAAGTTCTTAATACCGTCAATAACAGTTTTCATATTATAGCGAGTAATGGGCAGAAAAACATTTTTTACCCGTTTAATCCTAAGTGGATGACATTTGATCCTATCTTCAACCAAATCACGTACATAGTCGGGTGTAATCTGTGTGAATTTTGGATCAACATATTCACTTGGCTTATGATTTCCTTGTGGATTTTCCAAGTAAGGGAATAGTTGTCGCATGATATAACTCTCACAGTTCCTTACATGCTCGTCATACCCGTCGATTGAAACGTATAGATGATGAACACCGGGGTTCATGTTGCCTTTGTCATACGAAAGCAGTCTAGCCGAAGGATTCTTAGAAATCCCAGGCTTGACTTTACCGTATACCTCAGCAATATACAGAAACATGCTCATTTGAATTTCGCTTTCTGTGAAGGAGTAAGTTGCTTGAACATGGTAGTGTTGTTCTCACAGTAGCGAGTGTACAGGCTCTTAGGGACATACTGATATGTGCCACCTGCCTTGAGATACAGTTGCAACAATAGAACCAGTGATGCATCTTTGGGACAACCTGCAGGACTATCACCGAATGCATCTTCGTAATACTTGGGGTACAGCGCCTGAGTCAGATTCTTAAATTCGGGCCAACCACCTGCAACTTCCTTCACCAATGCGTTAATGTCACCCATAAATTCTTTGAATTCTTGAGTAGTAAAGTCAGCACCTTCCTTAACTAGCTTTTTACGTAGTTCTTGGAAAGGAAGCATTTCGATAGCATCAAGTGGTTCTTG